GCTATTTTTGTTGAATTATTTCCTGCTGTTTGTGTAATTGCAGTTGAGTTGTCAGGTAAATTAACACCTGTAGAATCTAAAGAGAATGTTAATGATTGACCAGAAGCTAATGTTGTTATTTCGTTAGCTGTTCCTTCTATTGCAAATATTTGTGAATCTAAATCTATTTGACCTGTTCCTGTATCACCTGTAAAATCTAAATCTTCTATAGTGATTTGAGCAGCTACATAATCAATAATTGCAGCAGTAGTAGGTATAGATGTATCATTGTCGTTATTAGCAATACCATCTGCTTCATCTACAAATTTACTTATGATTATATTTTCTGCTGTATCTTTTAATGAACCAAATTCTAATATAGCAGTAACTTTAAAATCTCCTGCAGTATTCATATATATTCCAGAACTTAATCCAGATCCGTCTGTTAGTTCTTTTAGACTTGCAGTTAAAGCAGCATTATCAATAGTTTTTATTAAACCTGAATAAGTATCTGATATTCTTGTGTTAAATAGACTTGCCATATTTTTTATTTTTTTCTTGTTTTTTTAAAAACGTCTTTAGTTTTTCTATATTCTTTTGTTTTGGTTTATATCTCATAATACCCATCCATTAAATAAAGCATCATAATCAGGATATATATCATCATTAGTATTACTTGTATATTCTGGATAATCAGACTGATTAAATGACATAAAATCAATAAAACGTCTAGAATAATATTCCATAAATTCTCTTGCTTTATCTACTAAATAATCTACTTCATTTTTACTTACTGTTTCGCTTGTTTCTGATCTATGTTTAAATACACCACCATTTTTAATAGAATACGCTGCAAAAGGAATATAATATACTTGTGCTGCCCATATTAACATTGGTTGTAAATGTGTATTAAGTAATGTCTTGTATTTAGCATTAGCAACGTCATCAATTTCGCCATTAGCTATTAATGTTGATATTTTATTATATAAATCTGTTCCTGTATAATTTTGTATATCTATTTCTTGAGCTATCTTAATAAACTGTATAAATTTATCAGTATCTACATTGCCATCTAATATGGAATTTCTAACTAAATCTGTTCTATTTATAAATAATGCTGTTGCCATATTTTAATTTTTAAATCCCATTTTATCCCAATAAGCCTTTGTATAGCCTTTGTATTGCATATTTTCAGGTTTTTCTCTAACTAATGGATTGTTAGATGGTCCTCTAAATCCTTTTGACCTTGCTTTAGTTTGACTAACAATACTTTTATCTCCATCTTGTGTTAACATATAAGTTTTTCTAAACCATAAATGTTCACATCGAGGTCCTCCTTTATATAACCAAATTGAATACGTTGCAGCGCCACCTTTACCAAACCCAGCATTTACAGGCTGTTTACCCATTTTAATAATATCTTCTTTACGATATATTTTTTTAGCTCTTACCATAGCTTTACAAAACTTCCTTGCATCTTTTTTAAAATCTAATGGGCTATATTGGTATCTTACCAAGAACCTTTCTTTACCAGATTGTTTTGTTTGACCATCTTGTTCTGATTCTCTTTTAGGATATGCTTTACCTGTTTTAACAAGATTAATAATTTTACTTAAAGTTGATATTTCTGGTGCATTTAATTCTTGTATTTTTTGGTCATATATATCATCTTTATCATAATCAACTTCTGAAACATCTATTAATTCATAGTCATCTAATAAATCTTTTTCATCTTGACCAAATTCACTTAATTGTGTTTCAATTTCTAAATCTTCTTTTGTTAAAGGAATACAATTAGGAACTAATCGACCTCCCTTAACTTTCATTCCGTATTGTTCGTATCCAGCTTCACAAGGTTTCTTTAAATCTATTTCATCGTGTGATTCACAAGGCATATACCATACTTTATCTCCTTCTTGGTGTTCGTGATGTCCTGAACATCCCATTTTTTCAGCTTGTTCTTCTGCTTCTTCTTTAGTTTCGTATGCTTCGTATCCGTCTACTTCTTTTAATTCAACAGACATTTTAACTCCAGTTTCTTCTTCTATATCTTCATCACTTTGTACGCTCCTATCTACGTCTGTAAATTCTAATGGCTGTAACGTAATAAAGTATAGGTTTAAGGCAATATTATTATAAGATAATATATGGTCAAAGCAATCAATTAAAAGTTCCTGAAACGGTCTTATAACGGTATTATCCATTAATAAGGAAGCAGTCTTTATTTCATCTGCATTATTTCCTAATCCTGTATTGTCTTTAATACCTAAAAGCATTGGACTTACAACTCTATGCGCTACTAATACTTTACTTTGTGATTCGTCAGAAAGGAATTGATATTGATTATGTGCGTCTGATAATTGTACTGGTGTTATTTCAGCTTGTGCGTCTTTATTGTCGTTAAAACTTAAAATAAATTTACCTGCATTAGAACTACCTGAAAACTTTTGTGCAATTCTTGCTTCTATAAGTTCTCTTTCTTGTGGATTTGGTGTACCGTTATTAAAGTTGATTAACATTGAAGGACTTAATCCATTCATAATGTTGTTTAGGTGGTAATTAGAAATTTCTTCTTCTAATTCTGCATATTGTATTCCACCTTGATAGTCTACAGGCGCATAGTAATAAAAACCAGACTTGTAAGGTTTTATGTAATATATTTCAATGTTTTCTTTTGACATTCCATAAGCTGGTATTCTTAATGGCTTGTCTGATGGTTTTAATTTAGCCCAGTCTTTAAAATAATAGTAAGCAGTAATATCGCCATCTTCATTACATTTTTCAGCTCTTAATGTTTCTACTGGTATGTGTTCTATTTGTGCAATCTTTTTTCTATCTTTTGAGTAGATTACTTGCATTGCACATTGACCCATAAGTTTAAGGTCATAACTTAATTTTCTAACTACATCTTTTTTTAGAAGTGTAATCATTTCAGCATATTGTTCTGGCTTTCTACTTGAATCAGTAGCACCTAAACCTTTACCGTATATTTGTTGGCTAATACCATTGATACAAGCATTGTTTGTAGGACTACCATTGTATCTGTCTATTAAAAATTGAAAGTAATTGTTATCTTCGCCATAAGCAATCCAATCTTGATTAGGTACTTCAACGATTTCTGGACTTGTGTAAGTGCTTAAATTAACAAAACTAACTTCTGATTTAGACCCCCTAACAAATTGACCTAAACTATTTCTTTTTCTTTTTTTCATATCACAATGTAATCATTATTATAAGAATTGTCTGTTATGTATTGACCCTTATTAATATCATAGTATAAATTATCCATTTGATCTATTTCTTGGTCTGTACAGAAAATCCTATCTTTAAATATATCTACAATGTTTGTTGTATCTACATTCCAAAATTCATTATACAATTCCCATAAAAAATAATTAGTATTCCAAAAATTTGGGTCAGTATATAATTCTATGTCGTAAAAATGACCTTCTACAAGTACAGGACTAAATGCTTGTGAAAATGTTAAATAATTTCCAGATGTTATAGCATTAGAAATTTCATAAGTTTGTTTGACATTTGTACTATCATCTCTTATTGATAATGTAAATTCATCAGCATAAACTCTTGGAATTACCTTTAAGTTTTGAGCAGTAGTTAAAGTCTTTAATACAATCATTTTATATATAACGTAATAAATAACTTATTTTGTGAAAACATTAATGCAAAAAAAAAGCACCCCAAAGGATGCTCTTAATTTTAATATCAATAAATATTAGTTAGGTACTATTACAGTAGAGTCAGCAGTAATTAATCCTGCATCTAAAAAGTAAGGAGCTAATTCTTCTTGACCTTCCATTACTAAAGTAAATCCTGATAAATCCCCAGCAGCAGCTCCAGTAGCTACAGTTCCTGAAACAAATTCCATTCCGTTCTCAAGTCCACAAAGGAATTGATTTCCGTAATAATCTTCAACACAAACGTAAGGTCTTGCTTTTGCAATTTCTTGTAATTCAGCTTGTGTTTTAGCTTCAAGGAATGTTAATGTTAAATTTAATGTTTGAGTATAAAAAGTAGTTCCGTTTTCTCTTGAACTTGTTACAGTTGTTTCAAGTGATGAATTTCCTTTTACGTCAAATTGATACCAATCTGGTTGTGTTCCTGCGATAGTTGTTACTTGTTTTGTAGAAGAATCTACAGTTACACCAGTAATTCCACCAAAGTCTCCAAACCAAACTGTTTTTATGCCACCAAAGGCACTTTTACAAGGTAATTTTCTCCCTGTGTTTAATGTACAAGCCATAGTTTATATTTTATTTTATAAAAAAAAGGGTAAGTAAGCATAACCCACCTACCCTTTATTTTTGGTTAATTTAATTTATTAAGAATAAAGAACTATTTCAGAACCTATTCCGTACTGCGCGCCAGCTGTAAACCTCATAATTATTCTGACATTTTTGCTCCCATCAAGGTCTGCCATATCAATCAATTTAACAAGATTGTAGTCAGACATTAAACCTGTTCCAAAGAATAAGTTAGATTTTTGAGCAGCCATTGCATAGTTGTTTGGTAACCCATTTGCGACAAAGATTTTTACACCATCTATAGAAAGATTTTCTCCTCCAGCATACCATAGTGTACCTCTATTGTCAATACCATTTGCTCCTACAGAACCTACATTTTCAGTTCCTGCGACATTTGTAATGGCAGCGTATCCACCTAATGCTCTAACGTATGATTTTGCAATGTTTTGTGAAACGTAAATGTGTAAATCATCCTTACCATATAAAGTGTCAGGAATAGCATCTACAATTTTACCTAATTCAGCAATAACATTTCCTGAATTAACCCCACCACCTACAGCAGCAACGTCAATAACGTCAGCATCAGCAGTAGCTAAAGTTGTAAATCCATCAAATTCTCCAGCTTGAGCACCACCAAGATTTCCTTGCCAGATATTGCTTTCAGTATTAGCAGATACTTGTTCTGCAACGTGAGCTATTAAGAAACTTGAAAAATCAGGAGGTAAATTATCAAAAGCAGAATATCCCATAGATACAGCACCCCAATCTGATTCAAAAGGTGTTTTACATAATTCAAGGTTTACTTGAAATTCTATAGGTTGTATAATTCTTTCAGTAAGAGTTACAGACCCTGCAGATGTGAAGTCACAAGAGTCATCTGTAATTAAACCAGAAGTAACTACTTTTTTCATAACTTCTTTAAACTTAATGTTTGGCTTAATCTCGACAGCACCCTGACTTAATGTGTTACCACTCAATAGAGCAGCAGCGATGTACTTACCTGCAAATTCTCCAGCATAAGTAGTAGTAATAGTTGGTTGTGGCATAATTTTTTTTTTTATTTATTTAATTGATTTAATATATAGTCCATTGTAGAAGGGCGTCTGTTAGGAGCAATTCTAAAATTTTCTTTTTTTGCATTTCCAGCTTCTGGATTATGTTTAATTGGTTGTGCAGCAGGTTGAGATAATTCTTCTTTAACTTTATCTTCAACTTCTTTGTTAAATTCTTCTTTTATAGTTCTAGATTTAGGTTGTCTTGAAACTTCTTCTTCCATTTCAACTTCTTTATCATCTTCCATATTGTTTTCTCCTACTTTAGATTTAAGGTCAGAAATAGCATCTTCAAGATTTTTAATTCTTTTTTCCATACCTTCCCAATCTTGTACATCAGCTTCTTCTTCCATTTCTTCGTCTTTGTATTCTAAATCTTCAGTTTCGTCTTTAGATTCTTCTTCCTTTTGTGGAACTTCGTCAGATACTTCTCTAACGTCATCAATAATTCCTTCTTCTGCAACGACTACAAGTCTACCATCTTCAAGCAGGTATTCTCCTACTGGCATAGCAACTTTTTCGTCATCTGTTAGAATGAATATCTCTTTACCTTTTTCAAACGATTCTGCTTCTACACGAGTACCGTTCTCTAATTTTTGTTCTTCAAGTTTAACTTCTATGTTTAGAAGTGTCTTGATTTGGTTTAACATTTCAGTTGATTTCATAATTATATATATAACGTGATTAATTTATTTTTTTGCATTTTCATATTGTTCTTGATATAACTCCTATGCCTTGAGCCCATAAAGAGCCATCACAACATTTTCTTGAATAAGTATTTTTGTCTTTACATAAACAAGCACGTCTTGAACTTTTAGGGCTTGAATGACTTGGGAAGAAAGGTTTTTTAGGCATTTATTATCTTGGTAATGATTTTAATAATCTTGAATTTAAATTGTCTAAATCCGTACGAATACGACTATTTTGCATAAATTCTTTTACATTTTTAATATCTCCTAATGGTAATCCTAATTCTTTAAATTCAGAAACAAATTTTGTTCCAATTTTTACATTTGCATTTGATAAAGAATATCCTTCATCATTTAATTTTTTTGCTTGTTTAATTAATTCAGATGCTTTTTCTACTTCTTTGACAATAGTTTCATATTTTTTTAAAAAAGATTTTATTTTGGTTGTACTTTTAGATAAATCAGACAATGTGCTTAATTCAACTTTTTCTAATTCAACTTTTTCTGATTTCAATTCAGTTTGAATCATACTGAATATTTTATTTATTTGCTTACTCATAGTTATATTTTGAATTTTCTTATTTTTGAAATTGCTGTTGATGAACTTATAACATAATCATTAACTTCATTAAATGCTCTTTTAAAGTTTTTACCTACAGTTGTTTTATCTAAATCTACTCCTATTTCTTTTGCAGTTCTTAACGCTTTTGAATAAGTTTTATCTATGTCTTTTTGTAATGATTCTAATTTCTTTTTTGCAGATTGCATTTCTCCAGCAGCACTTAATAATTGACCTTCTGCATTTCTTCTACCATCATTAAATAATTTTTGCGCTTTTTGTCCTTGATTTTTTAATTCATCATCTAAAGCAAGTTCAAATTTTTCTCCTTTGACTATTTTTTCTATTTGACTCAATAGTAAGTCTGCGTTTTGTTCTGACATATCTAATGTTTTATCTTTAGGTCGTTCCATTTTATCTGCAAAGTAACCTTCTATTGAAAACCCTTTTACTTTACCTGTTTTAACATATTCATTCCAGATCTTATCATTGTTTACTTTAACAGCACCCATCCAAGTTCCTACTGGTACATTCATACCATACTTTCTTGATTTATCGTGAACTTCATCTTCTACAAGCCAAGATTCAACTAAACTTAAACCACTTAATGAATGTTGGTGTTCTAATGTAGAATTGTTTTGATTGCC